TCATCAGAGTATAAAGACAACGCAGGTGTATTCAGCAGTGAAAGACACAACTATTAACAAGGAGATACGAAGAGCGTTTAGGTAAGGGTTCCATCGGGACTATCTTCTACAATATAAAAACAGATAACCTATCAGACTTGAAGCATTTAAAATCCATCAAGTCCCTTCCGTCTGTATCGTCAGCTCCTCGTTCATACTTCTATAATACGAAAAGAATAGATATACCAGAGAACGTTACATCGCTTGGTCGTTATGTATTAGGTTTCAATTTAGCAACAGTTGTCGTTTTTCACGGAAAGACTCCTCCAAGGCACGACTGGACATTTTCTAACACAACAGGAACCTACGATACATGCACACCTAATGGGTGCAAGTTCTATGTCCCAGACGAGAGCTTAGAGGTGTATAAAAAGGCTTTTACAAGTAACCCTGCTCCATTAAGCGGAACATCTATTATTCGTCCTATGAGCGAGTATCACGAATGATACTTACTCATAGGGAGTATCGCTTTTGCGAACTTGCTATAAAAAGGAACCTGTTTGTAAAGTTCAACACTTCCGTCTGGAACATATAGCGTCGTGTCTTTATGAGCAAACCACAAGAAATATGCAGAAGGGTCTGTGTTCTTAGGAGGAGTTTCTGCATGTAGTATAACTCGCTTCAACGAACGAGCGCCATTAATTACCATTCCGAAGGTAAATCGTATATCCTTACTTAATATAACTATTTCTTCGACATCATAACAATTCATAAGTAATCCACCACTCACTTCCTTTAGAGAACTCGGATAAACTACACGCTTCAAACCCTTACAGTCTCTGATATGGGTAAAGTTAATCCGTTCCCAATGGTGTAGAAAACTTAGGTCTAAATTCTTGATCGAGTCTTTGCCGACGAATATAGTTCCGATGGGATTAAAACGGTGTTTAGATACTGTTTTAATCCCATCGGGACTATCTTTGCTGAAAACAGAAGAATAAGGAATCTGCATGTCTTAACCTTTACCAACATCAAAAGCCTTGGGTATGAGAACTTAAAGGGATGTGACTCTTTAGAATCAATTACTATTCCTAAGAGTATAGATATTATAGACTGGTATACCTTCGGAAGTGTCGCAGAAAAAAAACTTATGTCAATAAAGAATGTTATTGTCGAAAAGGGTGAGCTGTCATACATACCAGAAGGATTTGATAACCATATAAAGGATGTTGTAGACTATCCTTCTACGATATCTTCTTTTGGATGGGCTCAACCTTCCTTGCGAGCGAAGATTACCATTTTAAGAGCTCAAACCCCTCCTAATATTGGAGGTCGTTCGCTCGGTGGTAACGGACTTATATATGTTCCCGACGACGTAATAGACGTTTATAGACATTCTGACAACTGGTCTCGTGTTGCAGATAGAATTTATCCCCTTAGCGAGTATCATTCGTGATACTCGCTGAGAGGACGTATGTTCGTGGAAATAAATCTTGTCATATTGTTATCTGCTCGATATAATTCTAATGAATCATCAGGGACATATAATGTGAGCGCATTTATGCGTGTGCTATACGAGTGAATGCCAGGTGGTGTCTTCGCTCTACATATCACAACACCTTTGTTCTTATTCATCGGATAACGTAAGAACTGTTGCCCTAAGTGCTTGATAGTAGAAGGAAAATCAACGATTCTAACAAATGGACAATACCCTATGCAGTTATCACCAAGTTCCTCAAGTCCTTCCCAAAATCTAACCTCAAGCAAACTTGTACAATTAGCAAAGGCTTCATTTAATCGTCTCACATTATGGAAGTGTTGAAAATCATTAAGATTAGTAATATTGTTATTATGTCTAAACATAGTCCCGATGGGATTAAAATTCTTATTCAAAGTAACTTTCATTAGGAAAATCCGTACGAAATTGACTTAATTTAGCAAGTCTTCCGACCTTTTCATAGTCACTCCATAAACGAGATTTAGCATACTCTGCATAGCTATTATCAGGAACATATATCTTGTATTTCTTTATTTTATGAGTCGTATCATAAATCTTGTCGAATGGGTTGTAATATCCATTATGAAACGTAGGAGGGACTTCTGGTAAAACTATTGCATATAATAAATTCGCATTAGCAAATTCAAGTGCGGAGATTCTTTGAACTGATTGGGGGATAACAATACTTTCAAGAGATTCTGCACCGTATAGAGCGTACCTCATATCGACGAGAGTTTTAGGAAGACTTATCCGTTTTAAATTCATATTGCCTCGAAAGGTATCATTCATATGTTTTACTGGGAAAAATCTAAACTCGTCAAAATACGATATATTTGCTTTTGAAAAGATAGTCCCGATGGGATTAAAATAGCATTTAAACACCGTTTTAATTCCATCGGGACTGTATTCAAAAAAAGTAATGTCATTGACCCTTCTAAAGATTTAGAAGCTTTCAATATAGACACAATTTATCAGACCAGTTTTGAGTCATGTCCTAAGCTTTGTAGAATAAAATACCCACAAGGTATAAGACATAATATATTAGCTTTTCGTGGATGCTCCTCATTAGAAGAGATAGATGTAAACGAAAATTGCACAGACATTATATTCGCTACAAATGCTCTTATAGAGTCTAACAAAATTAAAAGGATAATTCTAAGACAAAAGAATGCCTTTGAAATTCCTGATTTACTCTATCTGTTCTATAGAATTAATTATCCAAGAGATATTAAGATATACGTTAGAAACGAGTTAGTGGATAGATTCAAGAGTTTACATTCTGGGAAGAATATTAGAAACCATTTCGCACCTCTCAGCGAGTATCAAGGATGATACTCGCTAAGGGGTAGAATTTCACCTAAGTAACCTTGCATAGCTCGACTATTCCATTTGGCACTTTGCTTGTATGTTTCGACTAAATGAGGAGCTACATAAAGAGTGTCTATTCTTGCGTAAAGGATGCCCCAATAATTTATTGTTTCGATATAGTTACTGCCCTTGAGAACTAAGTTCTTTATTCTTGCATTGTGAAATGAAAGTTCATCTATAGCTATTACTGAAGGTGGCAGCACAACGCACACTCCTTGACAGTAGCGAAACATTGAATGAGGAACCATAGTTAATCCTTCTGGGAGTATAATAGTCCCAAATGTAGTGCTTTTAAATGTTTCTTTTTCTTTTCTTAGTGACGTGAAATATTGAAGCTCAGTAAACCCTTTTATAGTACGATTTGCAAAGATAGTACCGATGGGATTAAAACAGTATCTAAACACCGTTTTAATCCCATCGGGACTAATAGATTTCAAGGCTTAGATAGAAAGAATGGTATATTAGACCTATCTATCTTTAAAAATCTAACATTTATTAATAGTGGAGATTTACGTTATATAGTGCACCTTAATAAGTTAATATGCCCACCATCTGTTACAATATATGATACTTGTTTCTATGGATCAACGATTGATACTATTATCGTTGAAAATATGGAGCAGCAGACTTCCTTATTATGGGGACTCTCTTTTAAAAACTTTATCATAAAAAGTAAGAATCCCCCTAAACAAAGAACGAGAGCTTCCTATGGTTGGAATAATAGGAAAGGGGCAAGAATCTTTGTCCCAGACGAGAGCGTTAACCTATACAAGACAAGTTCTTCATTCTCAGACATAGCAGAATATATCTATCCACTTAGCGAGTATCACGAATGATACTTACTAAGCGGTTCATATTCTAACCATGGTGCGAGATTAGCAGAACGGTAAGAATCTACACTTTTATCAGGAACATATATGTGTTTTATCTTCGCTCCGAAGAACTCCCAATATCCAAATATTCGAGGGGGCTGAGTTCCATGGAAAATCAGATTGTCGATACGTGCTTCGTAAAAGCAAGTACCCGAGAGAAAAGATACAGTAGAAGGTAGCTCTATCGTTCTTACTGTGGCTTTTTCAAAGGCTCCTGTCGCTACGTCCGTACAACCTTCAGGTATTACTATAGACTCTTTTACTGTTATTTTTTTGAAGGCTCCACCGCTCAGCTTGACAGTTCCAAACATAGCAAGTTCTTTCAGCGATTTAAACGATCCGCCTCTAAACATAGTCCCGATGGAACTAACGGCAGCAGCTTCCTCCATAGAGAGCTCACCGTCACCGTCTTTGTCCCAATTTTCTACGCAGATGCGCTTCACCTCTGGGTCCTCAAAGCGAATCCACCACTTAGCGATGTTCAATTTAAGTTTTGGATAATGAGTCATCAATGCATCGTAGGTATCACGATATGCACCTGTGGTGAGGTTGATTGTACCGTCAAGCACTGGATATGGGTCATTTCCGTATTGCCCTTCTGCATCGATTCCTTGATATGTGCCGTCTACCAACTGGGAAAGTTTATCGAATGCTCGTCCATCCGTGAAAGTCTCATTGAATCCGACACAGCGCACGTAACGCAGGGAGTGAGGAACTTGTCCTACCTGCGCATCCATAATATCGATGAGTTTCTTCACTGGCTGGAGATTATCACATCCACTCACGAAGTAACTCATTACGTTAGGCGAACAAGCCTCTGTGTTGCACTTCTCATTTGTGAGCTTGTCAAGGTTCTTTAATTCCACGTATGACGTGGAAGCAGGATAGTCGACTTCTTCGAGCGCACCACCATCAGCGAAGTGTGCTTCGGTTAGCGATGAGCCACCAGCGAGGAACTTACGCAGACGGAAGTTACTGCGCATATCAAGCGCACCTCCGAGCGTAGATATATTCTGAACATCAATCTCCTCTAAGGAGGTCGTATTACCAAGAGTAAGCGAAGATATAAGTATCTTTACTTTCTGCTCATTCTCATCACCTAACTTAAGACGCTTCAATCGTTTACCAATGATTGACAGCGCACCATTTATGACGTATGAACTCCAATCGCCAATGTCGAGCAGGTAGTCAGCTGACTTGACAGATAGCTGCTGGTCAGACGTACCGTTAATGTCGACGACTATCTCGCAAGGCTTTCCTGCATCTGTGCGAGCACCACGCATAATCGTGGTACCGTACGCAATGGTTGGATATAACTTCATTGCTGGTGTCAGGCGCAAAACGATTGAGTTCGTTGTTGCATCAGCCTGTGCAGAGGTACGCACAGTGATAGCACCTTCAGCGGTCTTTGCATCGTAATCACCGAAGCTGTACTTACTCATCAAGTATTGGATGCGCTTCTTTACCCAAGCAACCTCAGGCGACTTACCATCACCAAGCGACTGACCAAGTGGGTCGGTATCGTTCGTGTATGTACCTTGAAGCATGGCGAGTTTCATCTTCTCGTACAGCTTGCCATCCTCATTGTAGAGCATAGATGAGAATTTATCAATCACAGAGAAATAATACTTCTCAAAGTATGCAAAGAGTTTCTGTTGGTGCGTACCTTTCTGCAATCCTCCCAGCTCCTCCATCTTAGACATCATTCGTCTCATCATCTGTGCACGTTCCTCTGGATACGCTTGTTCCATTAAGTTCCACAACACAGACTTCTCACCATTCCATACTGGCGTTCCGTCAGCATAGGTGTCGTGAAACTCTACCCAGTAGGGTTTCTTCATTAAACCTTGGTTGATTACTGTCAGGATAGTATCAAGGTCATCCTGACGAAATTTCCATTTACTCTTTGCCATATCTATTCTGCATTGAAGTTATAAGGGTATGTGTTCTTTGCGCAGTTATCGGTCGCTGCATTCAACTCTACGTATAATTGATGAAAAAGTAGGTCCATTATATCCCAGTCCTGTGGCTGCTCAGCACGGAGCTTCTGAATACGTGCTGCCTTGAATAACTCATTGAGCTTAGCTGCATCACTAACCGAGTTGAATATAGTCTCAGTTAATCCATACTTATCGCCAACTAACTGCTGGCGGAGATTAACCACTGTTGCACCGCTATCGAGTGTTGACGGACAGAACTTCTTATACAAGCTATCGTAATAGTATAGGTTGTATTGATTAGGATCACCTTCTTTCGCAATCCAATACTCAATGTGCGTCGAGTGTGGATCAGCATTTAACTCGTCAAGTGTACCATTGAATGGCTCAATGAATGTGTTACACGAATAGATGATATTATAAGCTGTGATATACGACTCTACGAGCTGCTCTGCTCGCTGACGGGTTTCATTGTCTGCTGTAGTCTTATCATCAGCAGGGAGGTCTGCATAATCCAAGTCCCAACAGTTCTCCCAAGAGAGTTCAGAGACTTGGTACTGATATGCTTCTTCCTCCGTGTTGTAGCGGATGCGCCTTTTATCCCAAGGCACTTGATAGAGTGTCAAGCGTGGAGAGTTATCAGAGCCTTCGATTGATAAGAGGTCAGGGAATAAATCCTTATCATATCCAAAAGTAGCAGCATCGCCTTTGTCTGGTCCTATAGTGAATAGACCGACGAACTTGTATGTAACTGTTCCGTCCTCTGCTGTCTGCTTCTCAAATCCTACGAATGTCTCTTGATAGATAGATACTCTTGCTTCGCTGTTCTGTTCGACACCTTCATTAGTTAAGCCAACAGCTTTCCATAGGTCGGTAAATGAGTTCACAGAGCCCATCTTGTGGAACTGCATAGAAGAAGCGATATTCTTCTTTCCTGTCAGTTTAGAGATTTTAGGCAGGTTTTTGAACAGTTCAAACTTCTTCTGTTCCGTCAGTCCATCCTCATATACGATAGTCGTATCTTTAGCTACCTTTGCCTTCCAGTTCCATAGGTAGTAAAGCATAGAAGATGTACCTTGACCTTGTAATTGAAGATTGGTAATCGTCAAGCGGTTAAGATTCGTATTACCGTCCTTCGGATATATCTCCAGCGTACCTTTAGGCTTGTATGATTTACCATATTCGTAGGCAGGAAGTGGCTTATCGAAGGTAAACACGTTGACCTTGCCACGCACCTTATCAAAGTCGACCGTGGTACCGAGCGTGTCGTAGATATCATTATCCAACTTCTCGGCACTCTTCTCACCGACAGTCGACAAGGCGTTGACATAGTCTTGATGCACGTTCGCAGCATCCATTGCGCTGTCATAGATACGAATAGAATAGAGGTCAACATCCGCCTTATCCGAGCCAATGACAATACTGCCTCCTGAACCTATCTGCATAGAATCGGTAAGCAAGTAAGCGAACTTACGAGCTTCGACACCGTCAATGTAGAGATAGACGAGGTTAAGGTAATACGTGTTTCCGTTCAGTACGTAAGTGTACTTCTTAGGACTAATCACGAGAGCCAATCGAATACGCACACCATCATCTGTACTCATAGCCTGCACATCACTGTTACGCTCGCTACGAGTTGCGAACATAATAGAAGACGGTTTAACCTTCAATCCAATATACCCCTTCTGATAAGGCATAGCGATAGAGATACACTCTGCATCGTAATCAGATGTGTTATTAATCTGATAGTCAATTTCGATTGTCTTACCCGATTGTGCTGCCTCCTTTGCGAAAGGCTTGTAATCAATAGTAAGACGAGAGCCAGCGAGCAAACGCAATGTGCGTGCGCCCTCGTCGTCTGTCACCCAGCCGTCACGTGAGAAGGCTACGTTCTGCCACTCAGAACCGATATGCTCAGAGTTGATAAGATTGCGGAGGACATTGCGGTCGGTGTCAGTGTTGTTTCTGTTCTTCGCATTCATATAGAATACTGCTCCAGCAGTAGCAGAGTAACCTTGCGAGTTATCAACAGGGAATGGAATTGCGTCACGTAGTCGCACCTCGTCTGTTGGGTGAGTACGGAATCCAATTAACGCTGTGAAATCAGAGTTATCGATTGTCTCAACCTCAAGCGAAAGCGTGTACTGCATCTTGGTCTGTGTCAGAGTGTTCTCAGATACATTCTCTTGAAGGACCTCGTTATCCTTCTTCATCAAGATAGACAGCGGTGTCGTTACCGCCTTGCCGTCATATACTGCATATTCCAGTACCTTATTCTCGTACCAGTTAAGAAGTTTCTCTGCCTTATTGTTCACGACAACCATCTTCACAGCTTCGTTGTTTGCAACAGCCATGAAGTCGTAACCTACTGGAGTAGTCTGGACCGTATTATCTTCATTTGACAACCAAGCAGACAGGTGGAAGAGCCCCGTCTTATTCGTAAATGGCACGGTATATGCCACTGGCGACGAGGTATAAGTTGCGGTACCGAACTGTCGCTCATACGTCTGCTCGTAGCCTTCACCTGTAATCTTCACGTGTAGTGTCTTACTGATGTTACCGCTGATGTAGCAAGGTAATACAATATCACCTTGGTATGCCTTCCACCAGTTGAACTCAGATATAGAAAGGAAGAGTGCAGACAGCGTAATCGAATACACCAACGCAGGAGAGGTTTGCCCCGTCACCTCACCTGTAATCTTAATCATAATGTTGTTCTGTCCTGATTCCAGGAACTTGAAGACATCAACCGTGGTAATGGTATTCGACTGACAGCGACCACGAGCCTTAGAGACAAACGTTCCATCTCCAGCCTTAGCGAAGATCTCGTAAGTACCCCATTCTCCTGTGTCGATGAAATCACTCTGTCCGACATCCTTAGTGCGAGAGACAAACATAAACTTAATAGCGCACTCACCTGCAGACTTAGATGCAGAGAGAGTAGTAGAAGGCGACTGGTTGACCGCACGGAGATAATAGAGGATTGACTGCTGCCCGCCTCCGCCACCTTGCCCAATAGGGAGTTCTGACAGTTTCATAGGGACCCACTGATCACCATTCCATACGAGTACACATGTCTCGGACGTGAGTTCGTCAACTTCAGTATTTACGTTTGAAATCTGTCCAAGGGTAGGGCGGTTCTTCGCAATAGTCTTCTTCACACGCTCCTCCTCGGAGTTCTGTGCGTCGATTAACTCATTGACCTTCTCGGGTAACTTGTTAAATTCATCAGCGGTCAGTCGTCCGCCTGTCTGTTTATGTTCTAAGTAGAGTTTTTCTATTGACATATTATGATAGCTTGAATGGGAATGTATAAGTAAAACCGTTATTGCCTTCTATATCAACTCCATGTGCAAGAGATAGAGCGTGACAGATGATATCTTGAAGTAGTTTAGGGTGAGAGGAAGAACAACTCTCACCCGTATTATCTTCGATGCCACGGATAGAAGCTTGTGCAAAGCGGTTGTCTTTCGTACGGCTTTCTGTTATATAGACCTTGATGTGCTTCATTCAACACGTTTAATTTATTCTGTTGAAAATTTTGAGGAGGAAGCCTTTTATACTTGGCTTAAATTTTAGTCCAAAGACAACAATAGACAACACCAGCAAGCCCATTATAATTTGCCACCATCTGAATGGCTCAGCTATCTGTACCTGCTCAACGTGCTTATCTTTATGTCGTTTGTTTTCCGTGAAGTTGACTTTCGTATTAGTCTGCTTGTTAGCCGTACTATCTTTTTCCTCTGACAGCCCTCGCTTTTCGTTTCTGCGGCTTTCAATTCGCTCTTTAATCGATTTCAAGCCTCGATTAATTATGATGCTGCCGTCGGTTTTATATTCAACCATTGGCACTTTGCTCCCGACATTTGCGTTAGCAGCAGAACTATCTTCCAGGCAAGGGACATCAAAAACAAACTCACGTATGACACTTGTTAGTTCGTCGATGTTAGTTGTATCTATAAGCGATACATGCTTTTCGTTTCGCTCTGTTGTCACCTGCTCACTATTATACGTTTGCTTGACGCTTTCAATAGCGACCGACTTCTTAGTCCGACAGCCAACGCACATCGTTACAAGGACGAAAAATAATAGTTTACACGATGTATTTATAACTCTATTCATACCTCTTCCGATTTAGGTGAGGGAGTCTTTCTCCCTCACTTTGTTACACTTTAAGTTTAAAACACTGTCTTCTCTGCCGTCCATCGCTATTCTTGTAGGCAACATGTACCCATCGAGAAGTCTTACTTCTTTCCACGATAATTTGATCGTAGGAGTACCCCATTTTGGAGAACTCGTTAGCCATGAAGCGTTCAAACTCTGCCTGCTTACCATTGACAGGTTGCAAGTCAGCAGCGTAGCCCTCTACATGTGCAGAGTTTTTCACACCTCCTACAGCCTTGTTCAGTTCTGGCGAACGGTAACCGCTCGTCACACGGATAGCAGGATTCTCGAGTTTGTGAGCCTCGCAATACTTACCCCATTCCGCACGAATACTCTCTAAGAGGGTAATCGTCTCGGTAAGGTGAACTCTCACAATAGTAGGAGGGTTATTGTTTATCTTTAATTGTTCAGCGGTGCTGGATTGTACCAGCTCCGCTATTGAGAAATTAGCCATACTCTAATCAAACTTTGGTTTATCGTCATCTACATTCACGTGCGCACTCTTAAGATACTCACTAAGGAACGGTACTTTGTCGATTGCTTTCAGTGTCAGAACGTAATAGACAAAGCCGGCTATTTTCCACATCGTAGTATTCTCAATTAACATCATCCTCCAATTGCGGACGATATTTGTAGAGTAGAACCAGATAGCTACCCCACACAATGCCTTTACAACTCCGAGCGTCTCTTCGCCAGCATGAAGGAAGTATCCTGTAATGAAGATAGAAGCGGACATTACGAAGAATAAACAACAATGATAAAAAAATACCATTGACTTTTTCAAGTTCCATTCCTCCCCGTGCTTCAATCCAGCAACTAATCCGAAGATATAGTTGACTCCGAAGACTACAAGCATAGCATACATAAAGTCTCGTATGGGAAAGAACAGGCTCAGCATTCCGCTGATGACACTACACATTACAAATTTAAACTGTTCTAAATAATTCATAACAGACACATTAAGACTCCAATAACTGAACCCACCAACCCAGCAGCTATATCCTTAAAGTCAAACTGCTCTTTGCGAAGGTAATAATCAACACACTCTTTTGCCACCATTAGCAGCAACACACCAACAATAGCAGGAT